TCCAGTAATCCCGACCAGAAGCCGTCAGATGTGCCGTAAACACTGAGGATTTGCCTTGGTCGTGGTCAAAATGGTCGGTACAATTTCGGTATCATTCCTATACAAATTATAAATAATAGGCTGTATCTGAAAAAAATTAAGATATGGCTAAAAAAAATTATGCTCCAAATTCGAATGACACAATTCTTAGCAGTGTCATTGGCTGGAAACCTCCAGTTTTGCATCAGAAATCAGAATGTTATATCTCCTTCTTGGCGTTTGATCCAGGAGTCAACCGCATGAGAAAGAAAAAAATTATGCTTGACCATGTCAAGGGAAAGCGGAACCAACGTGTCTATGCCGACCAGGTTATTAAAAAACTCACCGAGAAACTTATGGCAGGATGGAATCCTTGGATTGAGGAGCTGCAGCCCCTGGAATATACAAAATGGGATGACGTTCTCGACAGGTATAAGTCTTATCTGGCCAAAATGTGCAACGAGGGTAGTATGCGTGAGGAGACTTATGTCGACTATAGCAGTCGTCTCAGAATCCTGGAAAAATGGAAGCAAGAGAAAAGAATAACTCTCAACTACTCCTACCAATGGGACAAAAGTAATGTGAGCAAGTTTCTGGATTACATTTTCATCGACCGGAACAATACTGTACTGACCCGCAATAACTATCTTGCCTGGACTAAGAGCTTCTCAGCTTATCTGTTGGCTCGAGGCTATATACCCAAGAACCCAACAGAAGGTTTGGAACGTATCAAGAACAGGCAGAAGAAAAGCCGAGATGTCATACCGGATTGCACTATGCAGCTCATCAGAGATTATCTGATGGAGCATAACAGGCACTATCTGCTGGCGTGTGAGATTATCCACTACCTCTTCATCCGCCCTCGAGAGATGTCATATCTCAGAATCTGCGATATTCATGTAAAGACTCAGACAATCACTCTACATGGCGAGAACACAAAGAACGGCAATGATGCCGTGATCACCTTGCCGACTCATGTCATCAAGCTGATGTTGGAACTCAACATCTTCTCACACCCAGGGCAGGACTACCTCTTTTCTGACGGGTTCATGCCTGGATCTGAAAGAAAGAATGAGAAAATGTTCAGAGACTACTGGACTCGGGTCCTGAGGAAGGAACTGAAGCTCTCACCTCGCTTCAAGTTCTATAGCTTGAAAGACACAGGCATCACCAATATGCTGCGGGCCAATGCCGACGTCCTGTCGGTCAGAGACCAGGCGAGACACTCATCCATACTCATCACAGACATCTATACTCCTAAGGATATACAGAAGGCGAATGAGTATATCAAGAACTATCAGGGTATCCTATAATATAATAAGGTGGAGAGCTAACTGTTCCCCACCTTATTATATATATTATGATAGCATATAAAAATATCCCGTGTAAACTGGCTCGATGGCATCGTCCTTGACTTCCATCTCTATCTTCTCGCACACATATTTCTTGTTGCGGATGATGTATATCTTGGATGGATCTGGTATGTCATCTGACTTAAACTTGGCCTCCATGCAGTTTTTATTGTCTAATCTTAGACCATTATCATGTAAGCAGCCCAGAGTTACAACATCATTAGTAGATTTCGTACAAATCGACAGAGAGTAAGGATACTTTTCTTTAAAGGTACCTCCTCCGTTTCCACCAAACCCTCCTTCGGTACTACCACAATATTCTTTATTTATTCGGTAGTCGGTTTTGAATTTTGGCCACCTAGACTTCGCTCTAACCCAACTAAATTTGTTGTCATCTTGTACTTCCCCTGGAATAATGAAGAATATATTCATGCATTCCTGATCATCTTCGGATTTGTCGAGTGTTGACTCATCATCTATCGCATCCTGCACGGATGTGTAGCTGTAGCCGTCATCATCAACATCGCACTCCTTTGAATCCGGCTCCTTATCATTAGGTAATGAAAGAAGGCATCGCTTCTCGAAGTAATTATCTTCGCCTATGATTGCTGTTTTGAAATTGATATCTTCTACAACTTGTGCTGCAGGAGATATGTTCAGATCGACATAATCATCCGAAGAACTGTCTCTGATTAATGGTGACCATACGCCTGCCAGCTGCCATGTTTTCGAACCGCCCTCATTCTCTACATATATGTAGTAACTACCATTACACTCAATGATGGTCTGTCTTTTTTGTTTTTCAGACCATGACTGTGTTGTCCCTTGGAACTGATTTTGCGGGTCCCAGGTACCTGTACTATGGACTATTTTAAAATTCTCGAAGACTTTTTTTGAAATAACTTCATAGTTATCTCTGTTTGCAGAATCACCCAGATTATACTCCAGATTTGCTGTAGATGACGTGGAGAAGGATCCGTCTTCGTCGTAGTCCGCTGTGTATTCGTCCAGAGTCTCAATCGCTACGGAATCTGCGGTTGTCAGCTCTGATTTTTTGATAACAGAACAAGTTTTTTGCATATCATCAAAAACAATTGTGGCATTGAAAAGCTTTCGGAATTCCTCTATAAAAGTATAGCTCGACCAATGAGGAAGTGCCCTTCGCAGCTCACGAGTCTTGTAGGCCGATGCGATATACAGGAGGTTCCACGGCTTGCAGTCGAAGTCGTTGCGCTTGAGCGTATATCCCTCATATTCTACCACTTTACGGAAGATATACATTAAGTTTGGCTGAACAGCCAGGTTCATGATAAATGGTGCATTGTAGCCAATAAATGCTTTCGTTTTAGCTACTCCGACAAAATTGGCAATCATATCATTTGTTTCGTCCCGTACAGGAACAAAACACCATTTACCCTCTACTCCCAGGAACTTCGATTTATCATCATCCAATCTATAGATGTCATTAATCTTCGGAAAACCTTTCCATCCTTGAGAATAGCCCTTATCAACTGTATAACCGGGCTTGTCAGCTGTGCCAAACGGAATCTCATCGATGTAGTGCTTGGTCATGCGGTCGTTGAACTTGATGCGGGACTTGCCTCCGACTATCTGCAGTTTGATTTCTCTCTCATTCACGGAGAGTATGGTACCGACACCACTCATGATGAGCTGGCTGTTACAGAACAGTTTGCAGTCATCGTATTTGGCGATGTTCTTCTTGACCTCCAGTCGCGAGACATTCTTAAATATGACACGGTTCTCCAGGATATTCATGGGGAAGGTGATGTCATAGGTGTACTCACCATCATCGGTGACATACTGGTTTGCGTATGTCACCTTGATGGATGATGTAGAAATGGGATAGGCCTTATGGCCATTGATGATGCATGTTATCATATTCCACTACTTATTGTTTAAAATGCGCTGATAATCCTGCAGTCTGCGGTGCAGACCTCTACGGCCAGATATCGGAACCTCGACCTCAATGCCATCGTCAAGCGTCTGTGTCAGACGGCTGACGGCTGCATTGACACCATCGAGGGACTGGCGTACCTCGGTGTTGTCATTGTTAACATTGACAACAGGAGCCACCACGGTACTGCTACTCTGTCCCAGAGAACGTGTGATATCATCAGCGGTCAGCGAGCCGACAGTATTGGAGCGCTGTGCCCTATCGATGAGATCAAGAGCTGGACGGATGGATGAGTTGTTGACGGCATTGTGATTAGCCACGAACTCGCCTTCATGTACGACACCTGCTTCCTTTCTGTAGCGGTTGCCACCGGTGTAACCACCCTCGTAGTAACCTGCAGCCTCTGCCTGGTGCTGCTTCTTGATAGCCGCAAGCTGTATCATACCTGCAGCTGTGGCCATACCTGCTGCTATAGGAGCTAATGTCCAACCTATTGTTGGTATAGCTGCAGCAGATGCATAGGCATTGATAGCAGACATTGCTGTAGATGCTATCGCCTGCGCAATTTCTATCTTCATGGCTTTTTTGTTAGCCTTTGACTTCGCTGCAGCCAGTTCTTTGTCTCTCTTCTCCTCCAACTTTTTCTTTTTCTTCGAATTGTTGCCAGCTGCAGCAATCTGCTTCTCGTAGTTCTTGGAGATTTTCGCCTGCTCAAGGTCAGAGCATGCCTGAGCATATGACGATGACGCAGATAGAATACCGTTGATACCATTATAAACAACAGCTGTCTTTTCAACCAGGTCATTGAGGTAATCTGAGGTGACTTGCGCCTTTGCCTGCATGTATGCAGCATGGTTCTGCTTGTCGTTGCCATACAACTCCTTCAACTTCTCCATGGTGTTCTGATAGTTCTCAACTTGTGAGGAGAAGTATCCACCCAGAGTTGCATTGCCGGTCGACTGGGACTCCCCTGCTGCAGCCCTGGCGCTGTTGACCATCTCTGATGACTTATCATTAATCTTCAGCTGAGCGCTACCAGCACCATGATCATCAGCATCAATCTGCGCTCTCTGTGCAGCAAACTGCTTGGTTATCTCCAACTTCATGCGCTGATATTCCTCCTCCTTGATCAAACCATGCTTGTATAGATTGTCAAGGCCATTGAGGTACATGGTCTCCTGTGCTTGCAAGTCTTGCTTACCGAACTGCTGACGCAATTCCTTCAGCTGGTTCTGGTATGCCTCCTGCATCTGCAGCTGGTGGTCAAGTGATGCCTGCTCCATCTCAGCCTTCAGATCCAGCCATTCCTCGCTGCCCTCATTGTAGAGTGCCAGGCGCTTTTGCATGGCATCTGCATCATTCTGATAGATGGCTTCATCGAGAGCTATGTCATTCTGATAGATAGCTGAGTTGGCATCATTGTATTGAGCCTTGATGCTAGCCTCCTTCTGTAGGCGCTCACGCTCAATGCTCTGCTCACTCATCTTCAGTATGGCAGCATCATGCTGCTTGACGACAGTGACCTGGTTATCAAGTAACTGCTTATACTCATTGCTCTCTACTCCATAGAGTTGCTTCAGCTTAGCAAAGCCCTTAATTTGGATGCTCTGTCTGTCATCGATGAACTGCTGATAGGTTTTCTTGCCTTCTGCATAGGCTTTGGCGTTGTCTGCCATCATTTCGTTGGTCTCAGCCTTGATGCTATCGGCTGCCTGCTTCTGCTTGCGTTTGGCTTCTGCCTCACGCTTGCGTGCTTCTGCTGCAGCAGCCTTCTCTGCCTTGACACGAGCCTTGCGCTTTTTTTCTGAAACCTGATGAGTGCCGGCTGTACTCTGCTGCTTAATGTTGGTACCATCATTGCCCTTGCCATTGTAGCCATTGTTGCGCCACGGCTCCGGATCATTCACCTCGAAGTGTTGTGCTTCGAGCTGATTAATCTTATCGATGAGCTTCTGCTGATACTGTTTCTCTCTCTCAACACTCTGAAGAAGTTGATCTTTGTGGTCGGCAGCAAAATTCAGCTTCTGAGTTCTGCCACCTGCAAGTGGGTTGAGTCTGTCCCAAAAGCGCTTCCAGTAGCCTCGATTGTCGTTGTCTGTCTCACCTAACAGGTCTTCGTCCTCTGCCTGCTTAGCTATAGACTCAGCCAGTCTCTTCTGAAGGCCATCAATGACGATCTTCTTTTTCATCATGTCGATGTAGGACTGTATCTGTCTTGTAGCCTGACCTGTACGAACTGCCTCTTCAGTAATGTTGCCCAAATGCTCACGCATCAGCTTGCCGTTGAGCTCCTCCAGTGCTGCCTTGCGGTCAGACTCAGCTGTGGTGTTGGACTGGATGGCAGAAATGAGGCGCATGATGGATGCCTCCTCTTCTGATGCCTGTTTGTTGGCATCGGTCACGGCATCATTGTAGTCACGCTGAGCCTGCTCAGCTGTGCTCGTCTCTTTAGACAGTGTGACGATTGCGGCTGTCAGACCGGCAACAACAGCAATCACAGCAGTGATCGGGTTGGCCAACAACACTTTGTTCCACAACATCTGCGCTGCAGTGGTCAGTTTTATTTCTCGTGTCAACGCCATCTGAACGATTTCCATGGTCTTGAGAGCAGATGTCTTAAGACCTACAAGGACGAGATGCGCCTTTTCGCGTAGAATCATGATGTTGAGCCATGCCATCTGCGCCTTGTCTGCTATCAACTTTGCCTTAGATACTGCAGTATAGGTGACGATGGCAGCTGTCAGCACAATTAATATGCGCCAATAATCCTTGACGAAGTCAACGAGTGTTGAGAGTGCTCGAACTCCGAGACTGGCTGCAGATATGCAATATCGTGCTGCAGGATAGAGTTTCTGGCCCAGCTCGATGGAGAGATCCAGGAACTTCTTGCTCGCCTTGTCAAGTTGAGCCTGTACACTCTCGTTCTGTGTCTCGAACTCATTGAGGACGGATGTGCCTTCGGAATATGCTTCGCTTGCCAGGTTCTGGGCAGTCTTGATGTCATCGAGTTTATCTGCGAGGACGGTGAGGACACCAGTAGCCCTGGATCCATCCATCTTCATTTCCTCGAACATTGGTGCAAGGTCGGCAAAACCGCCCTTGGCTCTCATGGCGGCCAAAAACTGGAGAAGTGCGCCGTTGGCATCCTCCTTCAGGGTCTTGGCGAAGTCCTTTACATTGAGTCCTGCAATCTGAGCGAACTTGGCTGAGTCCTGGAACATTTTTGCCAGGAGGTTCTGTACTGCAGTAGCAGCCGTCTCATCCTGCTGCATGTTCTGGTCAAGGACAGAAGCGAGACCCATTATCTGCGCTTGCGTGAATCCCGCCTGCTTGCCGACACCTGCCACACGGGCGGTGAAATCAACGAGATAACCGGCAGAGGCAGAAGAATTCTGCGCCAACTCATTGACTGCAGAACCTGTTGCCAACATGGCACCTCGCAGACCTTTGGTCTTGTCTTCGCCGAACATCTGTGCGAGTTTACCGATTTGAGAGACTGCTTTATCTCCGAGGTCATCCCCGAGGGCGACATTGATTTTATCGGCTCCATCTACGAACTCCTCAACTGCAGCAGTCGATGTGATGCCTAGTCTGCCGGCATCCTCTGCCAGTTGGTTGAGTTTCTGGCGAGGTGTGCGGGTATCCATCTTCTTGAAATCTTCGTTCATGCGCTCGACTTCTTCGGCTGCCTGCCCAGTGTACTTGCGGACGTTGGTCATTTCATCATCCATCTTGGCATACTCCTCCACACACTTCTTGACTGTGAAGGTGATGCCGGAGATGGCAGCGACTGCACCGAGAGCTAGTCCCTGCATACGGTTGAACCAGTCAGCCGAGCGTTTGATCCAGGACTCCTGGGCAACGCCCTCGGCTCTGACTGCCTGCAGTTCAGCCTTCAGCTGCTTCGCCTTCAGCTCCATCTGCTTGAACTGCTCGGTACCACGCTCCATGCCATGCATCTGCTGGTTCAGTGCCTTGATGGAGTACTCCAGGTCACGGATGGATGAGGTTTTGAGGTTGGCCATGGTGTTGTTGACGAGCTGCATCTGCCTCTTGGTCTCCTTGATATCCACATTTGTGCGGTCAATTTCCTTGTCATACTGCTGCATGAGGGTGACCACCTTCTGCTCGCTCTGTCGGATGCGTTCCAGCTCTGCCTCCACAAGTTTCAGCTGCGAAGCTCTGGAGGCGTACATGGTAGATGTCGGGTCGTAGTCAGCCATCTGACTACGTAGCTTGGAAGCTGTGAAGTTGAGGTCATTGAGTGAAGCATGTTTCAGGTTTGACACCGTTGCGGTCATGCGTCTCGCTTCCTCATCAGCCTTGCGTGTTGCGCCCTTCAGGGCAAGCATCTGCTCCTTGACCTTTGAGAGTTGTGCATCCAGCTTGGCGAAGTCTGAAGGGTCAGATGCTGCCTTCATCTGCCCCTTCAGATGTCTTGCTGCCTTCTCCAGCTGTCCGAGGCTTGCACTAGACAGGTTGTCGAGTGTCTCCTTGACGCTCATGGTTGAGTTCTTGAATTGCTTCATCTCTCGCTCTGCGGCCTTCAGATCCTTGGCGAGGGATGCGCCTAAACGGGAATCGCCCGCCGAGAAGGCTTCCTGTTTAGCCTTCTTCAGACGAGCGACTCTGTCCTCTAACTCTTTGAGTCGGTTCTTCGCCTCCTCTGAGTTGAGCTTGATGACTGTTGTATATACCTCTTGTCTTGCCATTATCGGTTGACTTGTATATAGCTGTTATATAATATGTTGGAATGGGGATTAAAGTTGATGACCTTGACGTCATAGCCTTTGGTGCCCCAGCGCCACCAGAGGAATCTGTGCTTATACTGCCTGTAGACGATGGTCTGGAGGCTGTCTCTCGCCTTGTATGTCAAGATGGAGTCCGCCGTATTGAGACGGAAACTGAGCCATCGGTCGCTGTAGGTATAGACCGAGTCGCTGCGGTCAGTCTTGACCGTATCAGCAGTACTCAGACTCGTGCGCTGGTCTGCCAAGACCTGGCCAAGACGAATGTCCAGGTCATGGAGCAGTTGGCGGTCGTAGGCCTGAATTTTGTACTCCTCAGCCGGCATCTGCAGCACCTGCTGCGTGATGACCGTGAGCGAGTCTCGGATGGTGTCTCGCTCGGCTGGAGCATACTGAAGTTTCAGCCCATTGAGCTGTTCTCTCAGTTCCTGCTCCGCTCGCTGCTGTCGATGGTCAAAAACCCAGAAACAGGCGATGATGACCAATATCACCGATATGGCCATGATGATTGACTTGAGATGTTTCTGCATAATCCTTGATGTTAAATGTCGGCATATTCCGGAATTGCGTTGAAACAAGGACACTCCTTGATGCGCTCCCATGGATCGACCACCCCATTGTGGTTCTTGTCAGGCGAGATGTCACGATGTCCCATGATCTTGGCTTCAGGGTAGCGGTTTCTCAATTCCTTGAGCAACTCACGCAAACCTTGTTTCTGTGCCTCCGTGCGGTTGTCGATAGCCTTGCCAGTGCGGGATATTCCACCCATGTATGCCACGTTGACTGAATCGAAATTGTGCCCCTTGACTCCGTTGGACGGCAGGTCTTCTGTCATGAGCTGCGTGCGCTTTCCATCTGCGGTAACGACCCAGTGGTAGCCTGGATAATGCCAGCCTTTGTCTCTGAACTCCTTGAGCAAGGCATCGACAGACCATGACTGTCGGCTTGCTGTACAATGAACGAAAATTTTCTTAATCTTGCGTGCCATTTTTATTGTTAAAATATTTATTGATAATGTCTTTAACTCTGGTGTCAAAAGTCAGTGCGAAACCAAAGACGGTTGCCACGTAAACCAGACTCTGCCCAAAGTACCACAAGACGTTAGACGTGACGTCGTGGGACATAAAAAAGCTGATGTACACGAGCACAATGCCAGCAAGCAGGACTATGCCAGCAGAGCTGTAGTGTATCCAATCCTTGGTATTTCTCTGCATATCTGTACCTAATTTTTTCTGGCACAAAGGTACATATAATATAAGAAATATAAAAATACGGCAGGAAGAACGATTTCCCTCCTGCCGTATCTGATAACTATGAGATATCCCGGTCGAGTAACTCTCTGGCCATCTGCTTAGCCTGCTCTCTCCACTCCTGGAATACCTGGTACTCTGTTTCGTGCTCCTTGTTGCCATCACCATGGTTGCACAGGATGGCTTCGACATCGCTCTGGCTGTACTTAGTACGAACCAGACCATTCACGAACTCGCGATAGCTTGCCGACTCAGCCTCAATCTTAGTGGAGCCGTCAATCTCTGTCCCCTCATAGCTGTAGGCTGTCACTGTCTGACTATCGCCATCAGTCTCCGACATGGTGGTGTCTGGGTGATAGTTTTCAACTCTCTGCTCACTTAGGAACAGGAGAAAATGCTTGCTGTCATATCTCAAGTATGACATGCGGCAAAGATAAAATTTCTTGTGCATCTAGATAAACTTATAAAATTTCTTGCCAAACTTGTTGGTTAGCTCGGCTGCAACGGTGTAGAAGCCCTTGTCCATCAGTTCCCACTCCTTGCGTGCCTGGTCAACCAAAATATCTGAGCCAGTAAAGAGCCACCACGACTCAGGTTGCCAAACCGGCTCCTCAATCTCATCGCCATGTTCATCGAGTTGTCCTGTCTTCCGGACGTGATCGATGAAACGGAAGCGGATGGCGAGGCGGTCCTTAGGCACCTTCTTGGTGACTATGTGCTTGACGCCCTGGTCGTCAACTTCTTCGACCTGCTCCATCTTGAAGTCGACTCTCGACTTATCAATCTTGTAATCCTCTATGAGGATGAGGAACTTGTCATAGTCCTCAATGTTGTGGCACAGGATATCGCCTGGATGCTTCTTCTGTGCCATGCTCATGCCCTCGAAGGGTATCTCTCCCTTGCGAGCCTTCACAATCTGACCATACTTTTTCATACCGATTTTATTTAATAAGTTTTTTGTATCTGCGTGTTTGGCTAGGCCAAGCCTGGATGCTGCCTTGCGCTGGATCTGTTCATCGTTAAGTCCACGTTTGCGCAATCTTGCCACCTGGGCACAGAGTGCCTGCTTGGTGCGCTTGCGCAAAAGGGCATGGTCGGCAAAGATCTTCTGTCCACAGAAGTCTATGCCGTCACATGTACGATGAATATTCCAACTTTTATTGATGCTCAGCTTCCAGTCTCTAGCCAAGTGCATGACTGCAAGCTCCGCCATGAGGCGTAAGAAGACCTTATCTTCATGCATGATGAAGATATTGTCCATGAATCTATAATAATGTTTGAGCCCTTCGCGGCAAAAATGGTCGAAGCGCTCATTGAGGGATTTTACCCCCCCACATTTAAAACGATAGCTTGCTGCTCCGAGCGGCATGTGAGGAGCATGTCTGTGACGTACCGAGCCTGCCAGTAGCCATGTTTTTCGGGGTCTTGGAGTATATCAAAACACCGCATGGCGAGATAGTCAAACCTCGCCAGAAACAGTTGCCCCAAAAGTTGTGTAAGCTTGACGCCCAGCACTATGCCGTTGGCATAGCTGTCAACGACCTCGTCGATGAATGCAAGCAGCTTGCGGTCCTTGATATACAACCTGTACTCTCTCTTGAGCAGATTGTGCTCAACATGCTGGAAATAATGATGTATATCCATGGGCAAGCAATAGAATGTCTCTAGCTGTGGCGAGGTATAGATGTCCTGCTTGATAATCTTGTAGAAGAAATGCGTGCCACGCCCCTTGGTACCAGCTGGACTGTTGAAAGGAATCTTGGCTCTCAACTTATCTTCACTGGTGTGCATGGCTGCATGCTGAATGACATGATCGCCAACAGGCAACTTATTGACTATACGATGCTTGGGTTTTTCAACCGGCTTGGCCTCATAGTCTGATGTATGCCATGTCTGATGAACATATGCATTTAGCAGGGCTTGAAGATTTGTTTCAAACTCTGCCTCAAACGCTTGTACTGAGAGACGGGACTTCTTGTGCCTCGAAAAATCAAAAAATGCTTCACGAAAATTTTGCAAAGTCTCAACCGCCTGTGAAATGTTACCTAACCTCTTCACTTGCTTAAAATTTTATTTATAAAAAAAAGGTCGGTGTCTGATAAATGTCGGTGTCTGTGTCTGTTGTCTGCTTTTCTAATGTCCTAACTTTCGACCGGATGACCCATTGCCATCATCTACTTGCTATTCTGCTAAAGTGTATGTTTTGCCATGAGGCAAGGCCTGACTCCCGAAATCTCTGCAGCTAAGCAAACTAACCTGCAGTATCTTGTTAAGTTGAGGGCCGCACCGTAGTTCACATTGGAATCCGAGACAGCATTGTTCACGTTGAGCGTCGAAAGACCGCATTGACCACCATTGTCAGCGTTGCCACCGCGAAGACACAGGCGAAAACCGGCGCAGGAATCACAGCCTGGTTTGAAAACCGCCTGCAAAGGTACTGAAAAAAATCGGAATGAAAGAATGTCAAAGAGCGAAATTTCAAAAAAAAATCGACCGCCCAAGGGCGGTAGGGTTTGCTCGCTACGCTCGCAGGGTGCTCAGGATTGCCCTTGGCTCCGCTTGGGAACCTTGGTCAATCCTGCACACTCCTGCTCACGCCAGCACACCTCTGAACACTTTAGGCCGCTTCGTAATACACTGGATCCAATGACCACTCGGATGCTGCTTCGCAGAGGGCCGCACCGAAGTCCACATGGGAAACCGAGACAGCATTGCTCACGAAGAGCGTCGAAAGACCGCAAGGACCACCATAGCCAGCGCTGCCACCGCGAAGACACAGGCGAAAACCGGAAATAGCGTTTGACGTATTCCAAAAATAACCTGTCGAATAGGTTGACTCTGTAGCACCAATCTGCGTACAGAAGTTCTCCAGATGTTCCATCGACAAGGTCTTGATATATCCTTCACCACTGCCAGGTGACTTGCTCAACGTCTTCATGCCGGTAGCATTGCCGATAGTCCAGGAGCCGTAAATAGACGGAGCGACCAGGTGGGTCATGGTCTTGTCACTATTCGCCTGGCAGAACTCATCATCCATCATTCGCCATAGATTGCCAAAGCCGTTCTTATAACCGAAGAAACATGGTATCTTGGCATTATAGACCGTTGCCCCTGCATCATTTTTTACGGCATAGGTCGTTTCTCCACATGAATCACCAAGTTCAATGCCTGCACTCATTGGTGCAACTGGTCGCCAACCATTGTAGGCTCCCCAGTTCGGCATCTGCGTCAAGCCTGCTCCGAGTCCACCTTGGAAGAGGCCGTTGGCATCCTTGTTGGCATTGACTGCATCCTGATCATAATGTGTACCGAAAATGACACTGAACAGAATTGCGACAATGGATGTATGTCGCATGGTTGTGCAAAGCCAACCCTTGCCATTCTTACGCGCTGCAGCTCTGAACTGCTCTGTAGTCATAGCGGTAGCAGGTCTGCCCAGCAACGTATTGTTTTTGCCATCATAGGTAGCATTGTTGTCGCCACCACGGTAGTTAGCTGCATCGTTGATGTAACTAACCAGGCGTCCGGTACTACGCTCAATAGTAGCGAAGCCAGCTGCAGAAATACTGCCGATTGGTATCTCAAGATTGTATTCACCAGGAATTGGCTTGATGCCAATCTGCTCATAGTGCAATCCGCCAATATCCTTGATGACAACGTAGAATTTTCTGCCCCAGCCCCACTGATAGTGACCTTCTGTACCATCCAGCCTTGCCGGTTCACCAGTAGCATACTTGTAGTGATCCTTGCTGTCGAGCTTCCGACGACTGTGGTCATTCTTGACCAGGTATGCGCCCAGTCCGAGGATGTATGGCAACTCCTTCAGCAATTCAAGAGAGCCAATGTATGATGCAGCCTTAGGCGTTGCGTTGGCGGTGTCCCACACTCTTCCGCACCAGGCATGCTGACCAACAGCAAGGTCAGCCTTGAGCGCATCCATACCGATGCTAGTGACATTGCCATTCTGGTCTGTCAGCAGCAGGCTCTGGTTGCTGTTGACGGTTGTGACTTTCGTCACGGAATTGAATTTTTTACCTTCCATAATTATTTATAATATTTTTTTTAGCAAACTATTCCAATCACTATGATACACGTGCCCTAATCCGTCACTATAATCAATACTATCCTTGCCCAAAAACAGATGACTTTCTTCATCTGTCCCCTCATCAGAGTATATTCTTAAACCAAATTCAGGATCTATATTCACCCGTTTCATTCCACCAAATCCAAATAAATCCATTGTCGCAATTCGACTCAGCGAATCAGAATCTGTCTCAAATTTAACCTTGAAAAGGTCTGTCATCTCTGCAATTGAGCTTGGCAAATCCCAGTCATCATCATTAACTGAAGTTGGTCCTCGCATAACAAGGTAACCCTTATCAGCATTCATTTCGATTTCATTCCAGGTCTTCTCATTTCTAGATTTGAAATTTCCTGTTGCCGTAATGTTCTCAAAATAGCCACCCTTGCAATAAAGATTACCGTCCTTAGCTCTGAAGACAACATTGCCGTTCTTATCCTTCATCTCGATTGTTCGGACACCCAGGTTCTCTACCATCTGGTACTGGGCGAGGATGATGTGGGCTATGATGAGCTCGATAGACTGACCCAGTCGCCAATAATGGTTGTTCAGATCAGCTGCAGAACCCGGATAATTGTCTGCTGTCTTGACGTGCGTCTTGATGCAGGAATAGCTATTGCCATTATATAAGACAACATCCTTCCACTCTTCACCTTCTCCACCCGCTTCGAATCTGTATCCATTGCTGCAGGTATTCCACAGCTGCGGACCTCGAAGGACGCTGCCCTTCTCACCCTTGACAGCCTTCCGGATAAAATTAATAGTTCTTGTTATTACTGTCATAGACTACTTGACTGATTGAATCGTTAATGCCACGCTGCTGTAACCGGCATGCTCGCAGTCTGCCCTGGTCACAGCAAATGAACTCAGCTGGACAGTAGGCTTGCGTGCTGCCTCAGTATTGAGGACAACACCAGAACCTGACTTCAGCGTGAAATAGAACTTGCTACCGATAGCCTCAGACTTTCCCCTGACAATCAGTCTCGGAGTATAGGTCACAGTACCATTGCCTGACTCGTCCTCGCTGATAGACTCATCAGCCGGTGTCGGGTTGGGCTCAATATCGTATGGATCTGACGCATCGATGACAGTCTGGAAGTCGAAACCCAGCATATTATCCTTGCCCATGGCCTTGTCGTTGTACACTTCCACCATGAACTCCCTCGTGCAATCAACATCTGATGCCTTGACGGTGAGGATCTTGGCACTGGCTCCTGCAATCTGCTCCCAACCTGTGATGCTATTGACTGCTTTATACCACTTGTAGTATAGTCCTGCTGTCAGAGTTTCGTTGCCCTGCGTGACTTTGGCTTCGAGCTGGCAGCTGTCATCCTTGCTGCCCAGAACGAAGTTGTGCGTATCATTAGCCGGCGCCTTAATTGTCACACGATAGGCGACTCCTGTGTAAGGGCCAACAGGGATATCGTAGCTAGCCTGAATTTCATCTGTAGCCTCCTGCTGCCCAGAACGCTCTGTGATGGTACCGACCATCCTGATTGTAATGCCGCTATAATTGGAAACCTTAACCAGGTTGTTGCAGATTTTCAGTCCCCAATATAATTGCGAAGCACTTGGTCTGAGAATTTCAAAGAGACCGTCAAACAGTCCTGTAGACTTGCCTGCAGAATTGAAAGGAATCTCCGTATCATTGAAGAAGTACTTCATGGAGGTTGGTGTACTGATGCCTTCTGCTGTTCTCGATGAGATGACAACGAAGTACAGCTTCGGCTGCGTCTGCGAGAAATCCGGATAGACAGTCACGACATCCCCATTTCTCTGGTACTCCTGGTAGATATCTCCGTCAGGCGACTGGATAGACGGAGTAAATGTACCCATCTTTGGTATGAACTTGATGCTTGTCGACTTACTTGCGCTACTCATTTTCTGCCTCCTCTCTCTGCTCTGTTATGATGAATCTTCTGTCTGTAGCTACAGGCAGCTTGTTGCACACTTTGCTTTCCTGCTCCATGCAGGCAGTCTTGCCATCCATAGCGATAGCGCCTATTCTGGACAGCGTCTCCTCGAACTCGATAGGTTCCCCAAGCTGTAGGATATCCTGACACCAGAGAATGAAATTGCCATCCTGCAGCTCAGTTCTGTCCTCGGTCAGCTGAAGCAACTCCACGACCTTGCGATTTGCCTTGATGTATCTTTCCATATATTATATTATAAATGATGATTAGTGAAAAATGAACGGATTGCCATCTGCGTCCACGAAGACCTTGCCGTCGGCATCCATAGCCAGAGCTAAAGGATCGAGGTCTTTAACTTCCAAAGCAAGGATAGCTCCCCTGTTCGGATCCAGCAGATCTGTAGGTACTCTCGGAGACATGCCATGTCCGACAAGGACTGCGTTCTCAAAGTGTATCGAGTTATTCGGTGCCATCCACCAGAGGACCTGCAGTTCTCTTGTCGGGTTCGCAATTTCTCCGACATTGTCAGAGATGGTTGCCGCTGGGTTTACTACCTTCGTGTCGGGCAGAACCTCGTCGACCGTGTCGAGGATATCGTAATCGTAGAATGGTATCCTGCGGACGATATTGACAATTCTGTTCGGTGTAGCATCACTCAGATCTACGCTTGCCGGATTGCCATCAGCCGAGAATTTAGCCCTGCATCTGATGCAGATGCGCTTGCCCATGAGCGAGCGGTCTAGAGTAACCGATGCACCATCTGAAGAAACTTTGATTTCGAGGTCATCTGCTGTAATGGCAGAGAACTGACCTCTATCACGGAGAATCTCCCAGATGAACAGCCTCTTCTCCTTAGCGCACTCCTCTGATCCGAGGCGCAGAGATGCACTGATGACCTGCTTGTCTGTATCACGAAGCGGATTATAGTATCGGTCACCACTCGAAAGCAACAGCGTCGGCTTGTAGAGGGTCGCATTCTTGCAGTTGATGGAATAGTCCATCATAATTCTGTGAACCTTATTTGTTCGGATGTCCAGATACTTCGCCTTGAATCTGAGCAGAATCGGTTTCTGCGGCGCTGCGTTGACATACCAGAGCAGTTTGCCGGCATCATTGCCGGACGAGGTGATGACATGCTTCCTGGGTGTCGAAACCAGCGCATTACCCTCCACACCATTCTCGACTCTGTACCAGGCGATATCTGTCAGTTCACTATTGACACGACCACTCTCGAGTATGTTATCTCTGTCGATTATACCAACGACCGGTTGCAAGGCGCATGGTGTCAACTCGTAATTTGGAGCATACTCATTCAGGTTGGCGTCATAAGTCTGTTCGAGCGGAACGCTGCCTGATATTGTCTTGGATGTGTTCACCTGCAGAGGCGTGTACTTGATGTCTAATCTTTTGTATTTCATCTTATATGTTATTAAACACATTCCAGTGTGATGGAATCTTGGGCAACCTCATCGCCCAGACCATCACGAAGTGTAACTGTTGCCGTGAATCTAATCTTAGCCGGAACTCCCTCGCTGTCGATGGAGAGGTCAGACTGGGTCAGTACGATAGCCTTGCCTGCCTTGGAACCGACTTCGAGTGACCAGATATTGTCACTTGTGACTCTCTGCTCACCAGCCCTGTTCTCCGTGTATCTGGTCCAGGCTACATCGCTGTCGAGGATATCTGAGGTAATATCCTGTCCGTAGAGCGATGCGACGACTGTCAGCGGAGCTCGGAAGTTGTCGAAATCATAGAGCGTCTCGTCTTCGAGGAAATCGATGGTGAATGCTGGATTGCCCTCTATCATCGCCCAATCGGTATTGTTCCACCTTGGTGCGGTATGGGTACCAGTCTTCTGACATCGCCACTTGCACCCAGTATACCAGACATCGGAAGTCTCGTATTTGCCAGTTTCTGGATTGAGAGCTGAGCAGAAATAGTCTGCCGCCTCTGACCAAGGTCCCCGGTCTACATAATCGACAACCGGTTTGCCTTGATAGTCAATCTGTATGATATCCTGGGTGATGATGCCGGCTGCATAGAGATAATCCCTGCCCTTGACGATAGGAAGGTTGAGCGACTTGACGAATTCAGGCATGTCGCCGAAGGCCATGCCGTAGTTGTAATTTTCAAGTATCGGCTTGGTGACGCCCGTCAGCTTGACGATGCGCCCCTCGGAACTGGAGACATAGAAACAGCTCTGCAGCGACTCATCGGTCTGGTTGCCATACCGGGCGATATTCATGAGCTCGCATGGAGGGAAGTTCTTGCCTGCCGGAACTTCGGCATCAGGATAGAGGGTGACCTCGATGTAATTCTTAACTGCATTGACGCTGTTGACTCTCATCCATGAGGTGTAGTAATCAGCCGAAGTGCCAAAATTGGCTGCCGAGGCGATGTTGTTGACCACTCCCTTGATGACGTTGCCCACATGCTGAGCCGTGAAGTATCCACTATACTTGGAGCGGAGGTGTAAGCCATAGCAATCATCGCCCAGACTGTCAACGCTCTCAATGGTGTCGCTTTCGGTGAAGAAAGTGTCACCCTCCTGCGCTGACAGGCGGTTGACAATCAATTCCATGACCCGCATGTATGTGCGGACGGTGATGCTCTCAACCTCTGCATTGCCATTGGCATCGACCTGCGCGCCCTTGCCGTTGTACAGCCCGGAGACGAAGTCACCGAACTGTGCACCCGCCTTGAGCTGCGCCATCTGCTCGGAGATGAGCCCACGGAGAAAGGTAATCATGCCCTCGGCTGCATCGTCATGCTTGCGGCTGAGAAAGGCTTCGGAGGTTTCGTCAGCACAGAAATGCAACAACGAGAGGAAGGCGTTGCCGATGCGGTTTGCCGTGTTGGCCTGCAGGCGACGCTCGTCTCTGATGCCCTCGAAAAGGGTCTGAAGTGCACTCTTGTCTAATTTGTATGCCATTTTCTTTTTTGTTTGCAAAGATAATATGCCGATGGAATCGGTAAAAATACGCTCCCTAGAGGTTGCGTGCTGCTCCGATGCCCCTGAAGATTTCGGTTAGGGCTGATGCCATCAGACCATTGTACCGGTCGCCGTAGAAGCTAGCCTCATGCTCATTGAGCTTCATGACAGATGAGTAGTACTTCTTTGAGAACCAGTCACGGCAGCCTTTAGGTTCGCCACCGGCGACACGACCGCCCCAGGCAGGTCCCACCTTCTTCGGTTTATCGAGATTGTTGTCTCGGCGGTATTCATCGCCCAGGAATTTGAGGTCGCCGTTGTTGATGCGGTGGACTTTCTCGCCTCCCTGTGCCTCGGTCCACTTGTACCACTCATGTGCCGGACCTACTCCTGCAGCTACATAGATACCGTACTGCAGGAAGTTGTGCTCAATGGTGGTGACAGAACCCTGCTCCAGGTGCGCCTTGATGGAAGCGTAGAGGCGGCCGGTATCGATGGTACGCAACCGCTCCATGCGCTCTCTCCAATAGTCGCCCATGGCGTTAGTCCAGCCTCGCTCATATCTGAGGAGGTCGTCTACTGCTGCGTCTGCCATAGGCTCTCATCATACTGTATGTCGATAGGTTCGTCAGATGTGACCATGAAATAGAGTCCTGTGACGCCATTCATGGACCATCTGCCCAGTTCGCTCGAATAGACCTGCGTGAGGTCCAGGAACTCCATCTGCCCGTCGTATGCCTCACGGCTCTTGTCGTATAGCATGCGGCTGAGGAACTGTCGGAAGATATATCTGCAGATATTCATTTTCGCCTCTCGGTCTGCCATGTCATCGCGCCGGTACCCTGCCAGGATCCAGACGGTATAGACGTTGCGGTCGAAGAAACCCTCTCCGATGGAATGGGTGTTGCTGTCAACGGTGTCTGAGACCATGATGAAGTTGGATGCCTTGCGGAACTGCTGCATGACTCCCTGGATGGAATCAGGTCCGGAGCACTCCGTTGCGACGAAATTATATTCTTTGCAGGTTCTGCACTCGGCAGCCAGCTGCTTGAAATAGGCGATGGAATCGAAGATTTTCTCTGTCATGTGCTGTTATTTTAACTATTTTGCCTGTTGCGCTTCTTGAACTCCTCTGCCTCTCGTGCCTTGTTATCAAGCTCTGTGAGGGCAGCCCAGCAGTCGGTATTATAGACTGCCTGCAGTTTGGTCACATCACCATCGGTAAGTGCCCTGATCTGCGCCTGCATGGCTGGCAGGATGTCCTCACGCCGCAGTTCTCCACCCTCTTTTGCAGGTCTGAAGAAGTGAGGGAAGTTGGCGGCGAAATACTCCTTGACGCTCGAGAACCACATGAAGACTCCGAGGAGCTCAAAAGGTTCGAAATTGGCGGTTTCATCGGAAGAACCGCCTGCTGTCCTGTACATGAGATGCGCCATCTTCAGCAGGAATCTGTCCTCCTGCTTGAGCATGAACAGCTGGTAGTTCTTCTCGATATTGAGGTAATCGTAGAAGCTGATTTCGTGAAGCAGGCTGTTTACTGCCTTCAGCTGAACGTCACTTGCGACCTGTAGAGACCGAAAGTCCGTAAAGGAGTCGATGAAATCGAAGTTTTTGAGCATGGAGAGGATTTCAGCAGCGCTGATGTATAGGACTCTCTTGCGCACTTTTCCAGTCTTAGCATCGCCATTTTCACCGCTTTCATCGCATTTAACGCTGCATTTCCACCCGGTTCGGGTGTACTTATGTACGGTAAGACCGCAGAACCTTGCGAGAAGGTAGCATTTGACAACGGTATGATCCTGGAACGTCGACATGATGCTAAGGACATAGCGCAACTGATCCTCTGAAAGTTCCGCCCACGATGACGGCGCCTTGAAATTGAACTCTTGTGTACCATCTTTATGCGTTGAAAACGAAGGCAGGTTTTGATTTTTCATTGTTGAACTCTTTGAAATGGTTAGCCTTATATGCCGATGAATCCGCATATATTGGGAAGTTATCGAGATGTGCATCGAAGTATCTGAGCAGTCTCGCACGCTCGTTGGAGTATGCCGACAGCATGTCGTTGGCCAACATGATCAGGCTGCGGCTCAGCATGAGGCGCACGCAGCCTTCAAACTCATTGCCCTCTCTCACACCTCTGACCAGACACATGATGTCATCCATCTGTTCGTCTGACACCAGCTTGCGAAGGGTGGCGTCTGCCTCCTGCATGGCTGCCAGCTTGGACATCCAGTCCTTGGAGGTCATGCTGGTCTGTCTCGTGAGATAGCAATAGCCCTCCATGCTCCACACAACCGTCTGTATGCCCTGCTGAGCCTGGAGGGTGCTTCCCCATCCTGACACTACGGTGAGATGAGACATGACTGTGTCTTGAGCCACGATGAGGGCTATGCGGCATTGCTCTATGAGTGCCTCTACTCTGGAGGAACTGGCTGGAGTGACCTCGTTGTTGGCCACAACGCCAAAGCCTGTAGGCGTAAGCACGAGGTCGAGGTGTCTGACTACGCCGAGGAAGGCATCGAGGCACACCGCCTTGATGACTGCTTCACGCAGGTCGTCGCTGGTCTCCAGTGCCGCCTCTCCTACCTCGCCCAGTATCTGCTGGCTGAGCCGCAGATAGGACTCCTTAAAATGCGGTTCCACCGACTCGAACACCTCAGAGTGCGAACTGGTGGCTGCAAGGATGCTCTGCTCGAAGTCATCCTTGCTGATTTGAATCTTCATTTTTGCCATTGTTTGAAACTATTGATGTCTGTTGGTCCTTATTTTTGTCTAGTGTCGTGAGTTCTATCATCGGCACGTCTACGGTCACTCCACGGTCGGCATAGCCATTGTAGTGGGAGATGACGTGGTAAGGCTTGCACATGATGTCGTGGCAAGCCTTCTCGAGCGACTGCTTGAGGATGAAGAGCTCTCGCTTGTCTGAGCCGGAATTGTTCATCTGGCTCTTGCCTGGTGTAGCTCCGATGAGGTTTGGATGCACGCCCAGCGAGAAGCAGAGAGCGTTGGATGCCTCGCTCATGTCGTCAGCCCAGTCGCCACCCTCCTTCTTGCTGCCCTCTGAGAGGTTGATGATGCGCACCATGCGCTGCTCCTTGCCGTTGGGGTCGAAGTAGTAGCCCGTGATGAGTGCCTTGCCTGCATTTTCCGGTCCGCAGACGAAGTTGATAATGTTGTCCTTCTCCTGCAGGATGCGCTCCTTGCGCTTATCCGGGTCGATGATGTCCTCGTTGTTGCAGAGTTCCTCCCAGTAGTCGCGGTGCACCTCTATCTGGATGCGAGGAGCGGACGTGTTCTTGATCATGTAGCGCTTGCCGATACCGATGAGACGGTAGATGTCGTACCAGGCATCGTCGAAGATGCTGGCATAGTATGGTATCGGATAATATTGCAGGCCGGGTGTCGGGACGCGTGAAATGATTGCAAACTTGCAGTCCTTGCCCATCTCAGGAGCCTTGCCCCTGATGCCGGTATATGGATCCGGAGCCTTGCCCATGCGCGCCATGAGGTCGCCCAGCGGGTCATAGAGGTCGAGCAGCGGGATGACTTCGGTGTGGACAGGCGACATGACGTTGCGGAAGTCGCCGAAGAATACATGCTCTATGCGCCCCTTCTCATTTGGTGCCTCCAGGCGGCAGTAGGAAACGTCCTTGTGGCGGATGTTGACTATCTTGGAGTGGTCACGGCTCAGGATGATGACCTCTACCGACCAAAAAAAGAATTTCATATCGGTGGCCTGCTGCATAAAGACCTCGTGGATGGAGTTCTTCAGGCAGAAGTCGCGTATCTCGCTGTCGGTAGTGTCCTGCTTGGTCTCCCGGTCCATGAAGCGCACGCCCTGGCCGTAGCAGCACTGGACGTTGAAAGCCATGGCTCGCTGCGCCACCATGTTTCGGCGCAGCAACTGCTGCAGGGTGTATGGCATGTCGTTGTCATCGCCATAGTTCACATACTCGAAGAGCTTGCCGTCTGAAGTCTCCAAGATGCCCGTGGTGGCATCGCCCACCTCTCCGGAACCCAGAAAACTGGTATCCCGGCCATACTGCTGCTCGATGGTGGTGGAGTCTGTAACCCTGCTCACGCCCTCTGCCACGAGAGCGTAGCGACTGTAGGAACCGCTGGTTCCTACTTGCTGAAGCTGATATTTTTTCTGTTTCATGTCATAAATATACTGGTAAGCCCAGGAACTGGTGAATGTAGATGTCCGGAACGGTGCGAACCTCGGCATTTGCCGGGTTGACGAGGCGGTGGAATCCGCCACGCCAGCTGCTGCCCCTGACCAGCCATCCTGTATAGTCGACGGTCTTGCCGTCTGATGTCCACGCCTTCAGGTTAATGGTAGAGCGGTCTCGCTCTGCCTTGGCCAGGAGGCGCAGCACCTCTGTGAGGTGGTAAGCTGTGCGTCTCATCAGCTGAAGGTGTTATCAAAGGTGTTGTCGAAGATACGGCCGGCTCGCTGCAGGTCAAGCACGTTGTGCTGACGCTGTGCGTAGGTGTAGCTGAAGGTGAAGCGTGGCACGCTGTCGCGCAGGTTGTCACGCTTGGACTTGGAGTCTGAGAGGGTGACACGCTTGCCCACCTTGGCTACCCCGCCGATGAAGTTGACCAGATAGACCTCGTCTGAGCGGAAGAGATCATCTGCCCAGTTTGCCATGTCTGTGCCCAGATAGCCCGTATCGGCGTTGAAGGTGCGCTGCTCTGTGATGCGGTAGTTTACCCTGATGCCGCCCATGTAGGCTGCATCGCGGGTGTACTGCGGGTCTACTTCGTGCTTGCCTGTGCAGTAGATGAGCTCCTGGCAGCCGAAGCTGTTGGTGAAGAGCAGAGTAGGCGCCACATCTCGTTCCTCGCTGTCTATGATGAAGGTCATGGAGCGTGAGCCTGCCTCTACCACGTAGTAGAGAAGGTCGGTGCCCTCGGTCTCGAACCGTGACGGAGAGACGTCGATGGTGGTGTAGATGTCGTTGCCGCCGGTGGCTGGTGCGGTAAACATTTTTGTGGTTTTGTCCGCATAGTGTGCGCTGACTTCTGCTGTCTCCTTGCCCATGTAGTGGAGATATTCAAGTCGCCCCATGTAGGTGGTCTTGTGCCCCTCGAGCAGGGTGAGGAAGTGGGTGGTGAGGAATGTAGAGCAGTCCACGCCCACGATGTCTACGGTAGAATAGTAGACCTGCAGGTTGGCTGTCTGCGTATCGGTGACTGTTGCCGAGTCGGTGTCTCCGGAGCTCGGAACCTGTTGCTCGGCGATGGTGATGGTGGCTGTGACTGCCAGCCTCCGGCGTGCATAAGGACGGAAGATGTCGGCAAGGTCGATCACTCTGACCTCTCCATCGGCAGGATAGAGATACTCATCGTAGATGGTATCATCACCTATCTTGATGGTGACGAGCAGGCGGGTCTTGGCCGTGAGAATATCGATGTCGGGGATGTTCTCAAGGAAGCAACTGCCCGACGGAAGTGATGTGATGGTCATATATTATCTTTTTTGATGCAAAGATAATATGGAGAGGATAAAAATAAAAATACGGCTGACTACCCTCACGGGCGGTCAGCCGTATCAAAGCTTTTCAAAACTTTGTAAAATTTTTCGTGCTGCAAAGGTACGAAAAATTATTCATAACACATGGTAGTATCATAAAATATATGAGTTTTTAACTTAAACCAATTTGTCTGGCCTGACAACTCTCTCCCATATAGCCCATGCCACGGTTCCGTCTGGTTGCGTGGCTACATAGTAGCCATGCTCCTGCAGATACTGGTTGATGGTTTCTATACTGACACCGCCCATGTCATCAAGTTCCGTGGCGATGTCCTGGGTGGTCTTGTAACTCTTCTTGTAATCAATACCGGTGGCTGCATCCTTCACAGGGAGGCAGCTGCGGAAGTGGAAGTAAGCGTCGAGCAGGTCCTTCTCAAACTGCTCGCTGTTGAAATTATCTTTATTTCTTGGCATAATCGTTAATTTTTAAAAGGGTGAAACTTAAATACCGTCTCCAGGGTGCAGACGATTCAATGCCGTCTCATAGAGGTCAACCCAGTAGCTCAGACGGGAAGCCCAAAGGTCGTATTTGGTCTGAAGTCTGGTAACACGGATCTCCTCTCGCTCCAGTTCTCTGAGGTATCTGCCGACTATTCGGTGGCAGTCCTGATTAACACAGTATCTTGACTGAATCTTGGCGTACTCCACTAGCTTGTAGAGCTCTTTGCGTTCTGTTTCAAGCTCCCACCAACGCTTATTGAGCGCAGTACGAATGCGACGGCGGCGGAAATATAGCCAGAGAACGTCTCTCTTGACTTTCTTCTTATTCTTTTTCATATCTAATCGTTGTTGATGGTTTTCCACATGGCTAGAGTCATGTTGTATGGCTTAGCCTCCTTAGCCCCATATCGAAGAGTAAAGTAGCGATGATCATGCCATCGGATAATAGTCTGCTTATGTGGAGCATCCTCAATGAATGCAACAGAACCAATAGTCTTGTTGTCTCTCTGAAATTTGAGTTCCACCTTATGGGCGTTCATTTTTTTGCCAATATTCATGAAGTACCTGCACTTGCTGATGTCCTTGGTTATCAGCTTTGCTGTGCGTCTTCTGCGGTTTCTACTTTTCTTCATCACTCACTCCTCCTTTCTTGTCTTTGGTCCAGCCTGGGTGCAGGAGTTCTGTTTCTGCTCCCGTAAGTACCCCCCCCGCTTCTCGGTATCTCTCAAAGATGTTATGGCGGTCGCTCTGGATGGTATTGTTGTTGAGAGTCCAGAGATTAGTCTCCTCGACCTTCGCCTTGTCTCTGCGAAATCCTGCCTCATTGCGAAGCTTTCTACAATTACGGAGTTCTTCCTGATATTCATTTTTGGCCTTCTCGAAAGCATTACGGGCACAGCGGTAGCTTTCCCCTGCTTCATCCTCCATGCGTTCAATACTGTCCAACGAGCTCTCGTAATTCCGGCTGATAGCCTGCAGCTCTGCCTGATGGCGCTTGCGTTCGTCAGCAGCTCTCACGATGTTCTCCTCCAGCTGAGCATGAAACAGCTCTGTAGTCATCTTGTTCTTCATCATGCTACCTCCCCTCCGAAAATGAAACCACCAATCATGACCATCGCCATCACAGCTGCGAAACCAACCATGGTGAGCACAACCTCTCCATAGGTCACGGTCTCCCCGCAGATATAGCTGAAGGTCTCGCTCTTGGTCTTGGCGAGCTTCTTGATTTCACACTTGAGGGTATTGATACCCTCCTCAACGCTGATGCCTGCAGGTCTCACCTGCGCATCACTTAATAAAATAGAATTCTGCATATTGCATCGTCTTATAAGCGTTAACAGCCGATTGTACAAAAGGGTGGCGGCTGCATTCCCCGTTGCTTATAAGACGATGACTTATCCGGAAGGACAAATGAAATCTTACGGTTCATGCAGCCGCCATTTATTGCGAGAATTATTTCTCCAGTTAGGAAAATATATTTTCCCAGTTAGGAAAAATATTTTTCCCGATTAGGCATAAAAAAAGCCTGCGGCCAGAAGCCATAGGCGAAACGGTCGCCCTGCCGGATAGTTTACTATCGTCTTATAAGCGTCGGCAAAGGTAAGAAGAATATTTGGAACCGCCAAAAAAAAAGCGAGAAATTTTAGAGAAAATAAATATTTTATGTTGTAGAGCATAAAAACATGGGGTTGGGGAATGAAAAAGCCCCCGATGCATCTCGCACCAGGGGCTTCTAAAGCGATCTTTTAATTTTAAATTCCATGAAGTACAACCATTGTACATGGCTGCCATTTGGCTGTGGTCAGCAGCCCTTGTTGTTGAAATCTTAAACAGTGACCATTTGTAATTCGTTAGCTAATCTGTGCAAGCCGTTGGCAATTTTCTCGGCTTGCGCTGGGCGCGGCTTGGAGATGCCAGAGGCATAGTGAGCCAACTGCTTTTGGTTGATGCCCGTGATGAGCTGGAGCGAAGCAAAGGAGAAGATGCCACGGTAGTAGTCCAGGAGTGAGCGGACATCGAACTTGAAGTAAAGCTCGTATTCACCATCAAAGACATCAGGATAAGCCGTGCCCCTTTCTTTGTAGCCCTCTATCTCGAAGTCGATGCTCTCCTGCACGTATTGGCGGAAGCCCTCGAAATCGCCGCTATATGCAACAACCCAACCAGGCAGCAAGCTGCATGCTGCGCTGTAGCCCTGCTCTGTGCGAGCCGTATCAATGATAACCTTATTCATATATATAGTCTTTAATATATTTCACTGAAGGAGCGACCGAGGCTCTTGCCAAGTTCGCTCAGTGCCGAAACCACAAACACGCTATGCGAAACAGCGTCAGCTCCGAAGAGCGGGCTGTGTTTAGAACACAAGCCCTGACTGCTCTTCGATGCTTTTAAGCAGAAATCCCCAAACGTCATCGTTATCTCCACCGTTGACGGTGACCGTCCCCTTTTTGGTAGGGTGCACGAATTGCCTGTGGCTTCCTTTCTGACGGTCCTTAACCCAACCGTCTTTCTTTAAGATCCTAAGAATCTTGCTCACTTTAACTGTTTTCATAGAACGCTGTTTATTGATTTCAACACTGCAAAGGTAGTAATATTACTACGAATAGCCAAATATTTTAGGTTAAATCGTATCTATTTTACTACTATTTAACATTAATCAATGGAATGTGCGGTGTTTTTGTGGAAAATGATTAACTTTGCGGTGTTTTTAACAAAATAATATATATCAAGGTATGGAAAGAAAAGAGTATATGAACTTGGAGAAGCGCATAAGGCTTCTCCAAATTACGGTTATTTGCCAAGGATTGGCAATATTATTTCTCGCATGTCGTGCGATATTAGGAGAGCTATAGCTCCTATCAGCATGGAGATAATGCCCACAATAAAAGTCCACAAAGCAATTTTGTTGTTCATCTTACTCTCCTGCTCTTTTTTCCTCTCCTTAGACTTTCGCACTTTCTCCGCGAGCGTATCCCCATATTCCAAGTATCCTTCTGCGCTCTCCAGCATCATTCTGTCGTAATTCTGCATATACTTCACACCCTTGTCTAGTATATGCCACATGCCTTCAGACTCTTCGATGTAGCCCTCGTTGGTCAATGGTGGAAGGAGGAACCTCAAGTCAACATCATCAAGCTGGTTGTCAACCAACGAGCCCCAGAGCTGCGCACGTGACTTGTCACCCTTGATGAGCTCACGGAGAATCAGGCGAGCCTGCCTGCAGGTCTCATTATCTTGTAATAATATCATTTATCAATATCAAATATATGTGAACAAAAAGAAGTCCCCGGCACGGCTCTGTGTCGGGGACGATGTGTTAAATAAAGATAGCCTAAATAGCAAGGCTAAGCGAGACCCATGATTTGAGCCATAGTCAGTTCCTTGACCTTCTGCTCTGTGGTCTTAGCCATGTAGCCCACTGCCACGGCAAAAGCCTTAGGGTCTGACTCCTTGAGTGCATCCATCTGACGGCGAACCTCCGCCTTATCCTCTGCGGTCTTGGCAGCTCTGTTTTGTGCAGCCAAAGCCTTCACCTTATCAATCATCTCTGTATATTCCATTATCTTCTGCATGTAAATCCTCTATTAAATGTCCCCGACACGGAATCGCGTCGGGGACGGTTGTGTGAACAGATAACCCTATGCTAACTGCAAAGAGCTAATGCGTTGTCCAATCTCCTGGACGGCACGATTGAAAATATCTTTCTGCTCGGAATTGAGCGTGTAAACATGACCGCGAACCTCTGAGCCATTGAGACGCTGAGAGAGCCATGCTGCGCTTTTGCCGAAGTAATTCTGTGCGATGTAACGAAGTGGCAGCAACTTGTAATCTTCCTCTGCAAGCTGCTCACGCAAAGTCAGGACTTCACTCTGAAGCTGCTCCATCTTTTGGTTGATGAAAGCCTTTGCTTCCTCTCTATCACTATCATCAGCATTTAATTTGATGTAGTTTAAAATTTCTGTTTTGCGAGCTTCGCTCTTTTCGTCTTCCTTGCCTGCAAGAGAAGCGTATTCCTTAAGTAAATCCGTATTATTATTCATATCTTTTATTTTTTAAATCCCCTCCCGAAGGAGGGGTAAGTTTTTACTTCTTTTTTCTTTTCTTAATCAGAACTGAAAGCTGGTCTAAAACGCTGTCTGTAAACTTCCAATAAGTTTTATCATCAATGTTGTAAGCCTTTCTCAGCCTGATGTAATCACTTAGCAGTTTCTTCTTAATTCTAATCTGCTTTTCTAGCTCTTCTTCATTCATCTGTTGAATTTTAAATTGTTAAACATCTAGTTATCTATTCACGATGCAAAGATACATAAAATTCTTTTAATAGCCAAATAAAACATAAACTTTCTTTTATGACTAACTCATTTTTAACATTTAACCCCCATCAAACACGGTTTTTACCTCTTTTTCTCATCATTCTTGAATGATGTCAAACAATGATATTACCGCTTTTACCCCGAAATGCAATGTAGGGGTTCGCTCGAAAACGGCTCGTTTCTTGTGGCAATTTCATGGAAATTGGCATAAGTAGCCGTTTTCGAGCGGGCAATCAATGGCAATTGATTGCAAAATTTGGGCATTTTGCACAAATTTTCCACGGTCATTTTTGCCAACTTGCTGAAAATCATGGATTTTTAGAAAGTTGAAGCAAAAAAGGGCGTGCCTTGCTGTAAGCATAGCCCCCACCGCCCTACGCTCGGAGGCAATTGCCACGGCTGACTGGAGCGGTATATGTAAGGGATTTTTCATGTGGCAATTGCCCCTTTCCCCGACTGCCGTGCCGAATTGCCATCGCCCTCACTACTCTATCCCCTTCCCTTTATCCGCGGTTATCAGCAAGATTGCAAGCAAGAGAAAGGGCAACGTGTTCCTATCACGTTGCCCATGGTTCCTATAGTCTGCCCTTGTCGTGATAGCTGTAGAATGCTCCATCTGTTACTATCACATGGTCCATAAAGAAGAGGCGCATGACTTGACAAGCCTTGGCTATCTGCTGGGTCAGCACATCGTCCGCCTTGCTTGGCTGCGTGTTTCCCGACGGGTGATTGTGCACAAATGCCATGATGGTTGCACCGCTCAAGACTGCCTCCCTCATGAGAATACGTATATCCACAGATGTCTCAGTTATTCCTCCCTCGCTCAGTTTCACGCTCTTGATGAGTCTGAAATTTTGGTTCATCAATATGACGTGTGCCTGCTCCACCTTGAGGTCTGCCATCTGCGGAAGCATGTAGTTGTATATGGCTAAACTGCTGCCCATGTCGGGCTTGCTGCCCAACTTCTCCACTGCCCTGCGCTTGCCTAGTTCCAAAGCTGCGAGTACTGCCAACGCCTTGCAGTCGCCTATTCCCTGCACCACCTGCATTTCGTCCATGGATAACTTTGAAAGGTTACTGAGATTGTTGTCTGCCATGTTCATCAGTTGCCTAGCCTGGCTTAGGCTTTCGGCTGTTCCTGCCCCTCTGTTGATTACCATGGATAACAATTCAGTGTTACTGAGTGAATCGAATCCGTAATTAGCTGCCTTGAACTCTGGGCGCTCGTCTGCTAGTATATCATTGTACTTCTTCATGTTACGCTACTTTATTATAGTTGTTGTTTGATTTTTCATTGATATTAACACCCTGTGGGAAACATCTCTTTGAGTGTGCCACAGCCTCATAAAAGCCTTCTGCCATCTCCTGCAACACGCCTCTGTTGCTTATTGGGTCGTGGTGTATTGTGCGAGCCAAAAAGATTTCTCTCTCCACATAAGCACCTGCCGCCTCCAACTTTCTTCTGAAGTCTTCGATGGTCTTTCCGCTAGTCAGCAGGTCGTCGAATAGAATGACCTGCTTGCCCTTGAAGTACTCGCCATCAACTGAAACGTGATAAATGTCCTCGTTAACAACGTGGCTGCCTCCGTTGTGGGTCGGCTTGCGCTCTCCGAAGATGTGAACGTGCTCGTTTGCGGTCACGATGCCTGCTGCATTAAGGATGGCTGCGAGATAGCCGAATCGCTTGTTATACTTCCATTGTGTGCTGCAAGGAGCAAAAACTACAACGAAGTCCTCTAAGATACTGCTATACTGCTTTGTAAGATAGCGAACTAGCCACTCAGCGCAGATTTGTACCGCCTCCTTGTCGCCTGCCTTGAAGTCGTAGACGAAGCGGTTGTTTGCCATCTGCTTAACCTTATCTACGCAAAGGTTGATGTAAGCGTTTGGAACGTACTCCAAAAAATAGTTCTGTCTCATATCGAAAAATTTTATAAAGTTTGAAATTGTATTCTGGTAATGTTTGGGAGCCCAGAGATTTTTCCCACTCCTGCTGTGGAGTATTTTTTTTAATTGCATTCCGTTCAAAGCCCGGTGTGCCCTTTCGATTTTTCCTATGCATTCAAAATGCGCTGGCAGAGGCAAACAGGTGTGGGGTTCTGTGTTAACAAAAGGTAAAGGTTTAGTGAAGCGTGAAGAACCTTTGGCTTTTGTTAACCCAGGTTCATGCACAGGTTTGAATCGCCAGAAGCTACCTTTGCATAGGAAATTTCGGATGGGAACACATGACGGGCGGCGGAGAATGCAATAAAAAAAGTACGGAACAGCATCAAACTCACCATCGGAGATACCGCTTTCTCACACACACAGAAAGAAAAAAAGGCTGCCTACTCTCACGAGCAAGCAGCCAAGGAATCATAGCATAAAAAAAACTTAAAGCAATAAATAAAAAAAAGAACGAAATATTCTATCGAGGGTAATAGTTGCTCATGCCTCCCGTATAGAGGACGGTCTGAGGGAACTTATCCACGCCTATACAGACGGTATCGAAGGCATCGGAGAAGTCGGTACGGTTCTCCAGCCTGTCCTCGTCTGTCTCCACGAGCTTCTCTCCTCGCTTATCCTTGCCGTTGTTGTAACAGCCGGCACTCTCGATGGAGATGATCAGGTCCTCGTTATTGTCCTGGTTGATGAGAACCATGTGGCGCGCATGTCCCTTGAACATACGGTCGATGAGCAACTGCTTCTCAAGATGGTTCATCGGCTTGCCGATGTAGACCTCCGTAACGAGCCATCCATTCCTACGCAGCACCTTGGTGATAATCTGGTAGAACTTATCGTTGTGCGTTGCATAGGAGTTGCCCACGAAGGTAGCATCGTAATAGAAGATGACTCGTTTGTTCTTGAGATACTTATAGTAGTCGCAGAAGTCCTGAGCGAGCTCAGGCAACTTCTTGTCATACTTCACATAGAATGAGTTGACGATGCGCAACTTGGTATCAGAACCCACCTGCCCGACAACGAGACAGTTGATGTTGTTGTTGGCATCGGAACCGATGATCAGCGGTAAACCGTCCTCCAGGTCGCCATCCATGCGGCAGTCCGGCTTGTCGTGCTTAGGGTCGAACTTATACTGCAGGTCATTGAGGAACCTGGTGTTCGGTGCCGTATAGAAGTTGCGATCCTCGTCAAGTCCGGAGTAGAAACCATCCTGTGCGATGCCGACATGCTGGCACATGATGCTCGTTAAAAAGGTCATCTTGGGCAGGTCTCGCTTCATCTGTCTGATGAAGTCCTCGCCCAGAACTGCGAGGTTCTGAATGCTCGAGCACCTGGAATACACCAGGGCATAGGAGCGGAGGGAGTGCAGAACCTTCTCGTATTTCTGCACCTGCGACATGTAGTAATCGTACCGTTCTGGGTGAGCAGCCAGCTTGTTTCGGATGCTATGCAGATGCACCAGTACCGTCTCGAGAGTAGCAATCAGCTCCTTATCCATCTTCTTCTCCCACGACATGAACCAGGAACCTTTCTTTGTTGCTGAAGTATCTGAAGTAATGGTAAGACCATGGTGGAGGCAGCAGTCACCGAACAGCTGCTTGTTGCCTCGATTGGCAGGGAGCGTCTCATTGTTAAGCTGCTCCCAGTCGATAAACTTCGCCTCGTCGATAAAAACATGGTCGAGAGAGAGGGAGTTGGAGGTACCGCTGCGGTCCTGAGAGATGATGTTGAGGTAGCTGCCATTATAAAAGGCTACTGTATTCTCCCAGTTCATTGGCTGGAAGTGCGGTTCCTGCCAGTGCAGCGCCTTCCACGGTTTTTTGCCAACGATGTAGTGGACGTCACGCTTGTAACCCCACTCCTCCAGGTGTACCAGAGCAGAGGGGAGAATGTTGGTCTGGCATCGCTTGACCGATGGCGCCACCATACCCAGGCACGAACCTGGCATATGCTGCACAGCATAGAGGATGCGGCCAGCCTCGACCACACCCTTTCCGGTACCACGGCCCCACTCGCAGACCAGCGTCTTAGGCATGAGCTGCAGGACGCGCGACTGCACGTCGTTGAAAAATAACTCCTTAGGTCTTGCTGTCATCATCTGGAAGTTCTTCGAAGTCAGCATCCTCGATGTCCGGCATCGAGTAGCGCTTCTCCATTTTCTTGATTTTTGCACGAAGATTTGGAATCTTCTGCAAACCGATGACTGTCGGATCATCTGTCATGCGGAACTCAACAGGAACAATCTTGTCGAATGCCAGCTCTGGCTCATCAGGAGTATCGGTGCGGTTGTTCTTGATGCGGTTTTTCTGCATCACGGCAAGCGCCCGGAAGTCGCCGGCAGCCTTGGCAGCCTTGCGGTCCTCGTCTATCTCCTGGTTGACCTTCCATCGCCAGAACTCCTTAGAGGCGGCGTTGAGATTGCCGAGCATGACTTGGCAGAGATGTATATCATCGTATGCCTGTGTCTCGCTGACGCCAAACATGGCCTTGTCCTGATCAACCATCTCCCTGACGGTAAAGCGTGGATAGCGCAGCCAGAAGGCGTAGCAGCCACGCAGCCGCTCCACTCTCGCCTTGACGATGGCAGAGATGTGAAGTTCCTGAAGTTCATCCTCGTTGAGAGGCATGTACTTCATGTAGTCATCAATGTTGACTGGTAGACTCATATCTAACTGAGGTTAGCCATAATCTGCGAGAGTTGCGACATGATGGACTGGTAGGCTCCAGGAGAGCCGACCTTGGCGAGCGCTATATTATTGATGCGTAACTCGTTAGCGGTCTCCGCTAAACCTTTGAGGTAGCGGTGTCGATAGGGTGAGCGCGGCTCCTGCAGCTCCAACTGCATGGCCATGGCCTCGTCGGGAGGCAGTTCCATCATGATGGGCACTTCATCGACCGGTGTCATGGTCTTTGCCAGGTCATAGACCGTCTGTAGGTAAAGTTCACTCTCTTCCAGATAGGGGAATTGTTGTCGTATCATCCAGCAAATTATTTAACATGTTATTGAGATTGAGATAGACATCTCTGTCAGTCGTAATGAACGTGCACTCAGCACGGTCACCATAGGTCTGGTTCTGAGATGTTATCACAGAGACTAACCACTCGCTGTTAGCAACGAGCATGACCTTGGAGTGGTTGAGCGTCAGTTTAACTTCGTCAAAAGCCTCTGTCATTAAGCGACTTAGCTTTAAAGTTTTACTTGAAGCTTTAATGTCCGCAACCAAAACTGAGGAGTCAACCAACCCTCGCTTGCGAAGGTTGATGACTCCACAGAGGAAGGCATCGGATGTGGAGAAGGTGGTGACGGCAATGTGCGCTGCACCTGTCTGCTCCAGAATCCACCCCAACAGACCAAGGGTGTGAAGACCTTGGCCAAGGAAGACCTGCGAGCTACTCTGCTGAAGCGGCTTCAGGACTTGCTGTATCTGCTTCGCCCTCATCTGTAACCTCCTCTTCTGCACTCTCTGGCTGCTCCTCGCCATCGGCTGAAGCCTGCTGCTCCATGGTGATGCCAGCCTGCTGAAGCTTGGCGATGGTATCAGCGGTTATCTCTGCCTTGGCAGTAATGAGGAGTTGCACACGCTCATTGACCTTTGCTCGCAAGGCGTCAGCTTTGTCTGTGTTGCCAGCCTCCGTTAAGCCAATAAGCTGGTCAATGTTCTTGGTGATGTAGGATCGAGCATTGCCAATCTGCTTGGAGGTGATGGCTGCTTCTGGCTGCTCCTCCGCTGGCTGCTTCTCGGCATCACCCGGCTGGGCATGGTCGTAGACGTCCATGGCCTGCTTGTATGCATAGTACTCCTCCTTAAGTGTAAGGAGCATGCGCTTGAAGTCTTCGTCGGCAGCATGCAAGCCCTCGTATCTGTCACATGACATGTCGTAAGCTTTGCAAGCCTCAAAGTGTTCCTTGATTTTCTTCCACAGAGCGCAGTTATTTTCCCAAATAGCCTGGATGTTTTCAGGCAACTGGTCATGGTCTGCTCGTTTGCCCTTGGCTACGATGGCTGAAGGCACGATGGAATCGAGGTTTTCAGACTCCACGACCGGAAGATGAGGGGCAAGCTGCTTGGCAATCTTGTCTGCCTCTGATGTTTTGTCAACCGCAGTCTGAAGGATAGGCGTGACCTTCTTGTCGTAGTCTCTCACATCATCGATGGTCATGCCCTCGATGCGATAATTGAGATGTTTCTGCAGCTCATATTTGAGCAAATCGAGTTTGCCCTGAGGGTCAAAGTTGATGAGCTGGTAGAGGTGGCGATTGTTATTCATCTGAAGGAGGAGCAGCGCTCCCTCCCTGATGTTGGCATCGGTATGCTCGCTGTCAAACCACTTCTTCAACTTTTCGGTGAATTTCGGATCATTCATAATAAATAGAAAATTAAAATGGCGAGGCGAGCTCATGTAAGCATCGCCCCGCCACTGATAGTAGTTATGTAGGAAAATCGAATCCCTTGTTAATGGCTTTCTGTACCAGCATCGGCCTCCACTGGCTTGCAATCCTTGCCGCTGATGGTTCCTTCAGCAGTTGTGAGGGTACCGAAATAAAATGGAGGCATGGTCTCGCAGCTGACAGAGATTTCCAGTGTGGTGTTGGTCTCGTCTGCGATGCCTGCGCCAGAAGACTGAGAAGGTGTCACGTCGACCTCGAAGGTCTCGTCACCGAACTGGCGAAGCTTGCCGTTGCGCTCAGGTACCATGAAGATGCAGTCATCGTTGAGGAGGATGGAAGCCAGTGCTGAAGCTTCCTCCTCTGTTCCTGGGAGGATGAGAGTAGCCTTGAGGTTCATTGTCTTGCAGCTATGCTCACCCTGCGCCTCTGGCGAGAAAGAACTCTTGTCTGTGACGAAGGCTACCTTAAACCAGACCTTGTCAGCCTGAATGGTGTGGTTATCCTTGATGACGAGATAATCCTTGAGTGAGGTGGCAGCCTCCTTTTGCGGCTCAGCTAACTTGGTGATGTAACGTCTTGGAATGAAGAAGCCGTAGGCTCTGACACCAGGCAGTCGCTTCTCTCCAGGACACTTCAACACATCCTCATAAAGGTCTGTGGTAGAAGCACATGTTTTCTTTGTTGTCATATCAATATATAATATAATGTATAACCATGGACAGCTATCCCTTACTCTGCAGGGATAGTGTCATAACCGAAGAGGATGCGTTCCTTGGAGATCGACTCGAACTGAGTACCGAAGTACATAGTTGCCACGAAGTCAACCAGGAAGTGAGAGTCAAGAGAACTCTCTACACCAAAGTTCGCCTTGTCGCCCTCGGTAGCCAAACCGATGAGCATGTTGCTGCCAGGAGTGATGATCTTGTAGCCCGCAGGAACGTTGTCAAGACCCACGAGGGTGCAGTTGCTGGCACCATCCAACTTGTTGTGGTTGAACTCATTGTTCCAATTGACCGTGCCGTACTTGTCTCGATAACAGCGGCGGTAGAGCGTGAGTTCATGGCTGTTCATGAACATGCATGTACTGGTGCCCTTCAGTTTTTCATCGGCATGATCATAGAATGCCTCGACTGCATCGACAGCGTTGACACCAGTCATCGCAGTTGTATTGAAGAGGTTGCCCTTCTCAACAGCAATCGCCTTGGACTTGATCTCAGCATCGGAGATGGTCTTGAAACCATCAGCGAGGTCTGCGGTACCAGAGCCAGCTGGGTTACGCTTCATGGTGAAGAGGTACTTGAAGAGTGCCTCACCTATCTTGCCTGCCAGGAACATGCCAATCAGTTTGGTGATAGGCTGGTTTTTGAGCGCATCACCCTGGAAAACATTGGAGCCAAAGATAGACTCACGAACAGCATTTGGTTCAAAAGGCTTGACGCATGAACCAAGGAATGTCTCCAGGGTACGTCCTGTGATAGTAACGCCATTCTCATCCTTGCGAGTAAGAGAGTATGGCCCGAGCTCCATGTCGCCTGCGAGCTCTCCGACAGTCTCCTTGCCACGAACGCCCACGCGTCGGCTCATGAATTTTGCTGCCTCGTCAAGAGCGCGCACAGGCATCACAATGATGTCCTTGCGGTACTTCGCAAAGCTGGTCTTCAGTTCATCAGGAGTAATTTCAACTGTATTTTCTAAAGCTGCCATT